CTGACGAGATGACAACCTATTCTGAGCTTCGGCCGATGTTGAACATTAAGTGTCCCAACGAAGAAATCAGAGCAGTCTTGGGGGTTTTATTTGATAACATTTTGAATCTACAACCCAACCTATTTGGCTGGAGTCGCACGATGTGTAAGTATGGCGACTTCTTTTTGTATCTTGACATTGATGAAAAATATGGTGTTAAGTCTGCTATCGCGCTTCCTCCACAAGAAGTTGAAAGATTAGAAGGCCTCGATAGTACAAACCCGAACTATATTCAATATCAGTGGAATACTGCCGGCCTGACGTTTGAAAATTGGCAAGTTGCTCACTTTAGAATTCTCGGCCACGACAAGTATGCTCCTTATGGTACTTCGATTTTGGAACCTGCACGCCGCATTTGGCGCCAGCTAACCCTCATGGAAGACGCAATGATGGCCTATCGTGTTATACGTTCGTCAGAACGTCGTATGTTCAAAATTGATGTTGGTTCGATCCCCCCACAAGAAGTCGAACAGTACATGCAAAAGATTGTAACACAACTTAAACGACATTCTATTGTCAACCCAGAGACTGGACGCATTGATCTTCGCTATAACCCAATGAGTATTGAAGAAGATTATTTCATTCCCGTTCGCGCTGGTTCTGCGACTGACATTGTGTCCCTCCCAGGCGCCGAAAACATTACAGCAATTGATGATATCAAGTATTTACGAGACAAGCTATTCTCTGCTCTCAAGATTCCCCAGTCATATTTGACAATGGGCGAAGGAGCAGAAGAAGATAAGACCACGCTAGCGCAAAAGGATATTCGTTTTTCAAGAACTATCCAGAGACTACAGAGAGTAATCATCTCAGAGCTTACAAAAATTGGTATTATACACCTCTACACTTTGGGCTTTAGGGGTGATGACCTGTTGGGATTCACTTTGGCTCTTAACAACCCTTCAAAGATCGCAGAGCTTCAAGAAATTGAGCACTGGAAACAAAAGTTTGACATCGCTGCTTCTGCGACCGAAGGTTATTTCTCGCGTCGTTGGGTTTCCGATAACATTTTTGGTATGTCACACGAAGAGTTCCTGCGTTGTCAGCGTGAAATGTATTATGACCGCAAGCACGATGCCGCGTTACAACAGGTTGCTGAAGCAGCAGCAGCAGCCGAGACTGGCATGGGCGGTCTTGGTGGTGACCTCGGTGGTGACCTCGGTGGCGAACTTGGCGGCGAGCTTGGTGGCGAACTTGGAGGTCCCGAAGAGATGCCGGCAGCTGAAGCTGGTGGTGAAGAGGGCGGAGGAGAAGAGTCTGCGCTTCTCGCTGCTCCTCCGGGATCCCGTCCATCGCCGCGACTAGACCCAACGCCAGGTGAAAAAAGAGCGACAAAGGTTCACGCCGGCTCCCATGGCGGCAAAGTTTATAAGCCCGTTAAAGTAGACAAGCGTCCAGCCGGCGCACGCACACGCCACATGCACTCGCAAGGCCGTCCGGAATACACAGCAACACCTAGGGTTCTATGGAAAGGATACGCTGATGGCTTAGGCCCCCTTGGAAGGGGAATTACTGAAGCGTCAGAGGGGAGTTATGATAAAAGTGAATCTATTTATAGTTTGAGAGAACAGACCGAGGAAGATAAATTGTTTGAGATAAACGAATCGGTGCGTACTTTATTAAAAGATTTAGAAAGAACGAGTGAAAAAACAACGGAGGAAGATGATGAAATTCAGACACAACAAGAAGCGAAATAGCGCGTTTGTTTATGAAGCTCTTATTAGAGAGGCGACCGTAGCAGTAATGAAGGGTGACTTACAGCGAAAAGAAGTTGCAATTCGTCTTATTAAAAAACATTTTAAGGGCGGCACCCTACTTAGAAAAGATTTGGAATGCCATCGTTCTTTGTACGAGAACCAAAGTTTAGACAGACTAACTTCCGAGAAAATCCTTAAAGAAGTAAAGTTGCAAAAAAGATTAATTGACCCTAGTGGGCTTTTTAAACAGCAGAGCGAACTCATTCGCGATGTCAATACAGAGCTTTCACCCTCTGCATTTAACAATTTTGTTCCGAATTATAAAACGTTAGCAACGATTGCTCAGATCTTTTCGGATAAGATTTCCCCCAAAGACCAGATTATTTTAGAAAACACAATTGTTGATAACATGAGAGAAGCGCTAGTAGAACAGCAGGTTGACGCTCCTATTGATGACGTCGTATACAAAACCTTCGTTAATAAGTTTAATTCAAAATATGAAGATGACCTTTTAGATGAGCAGAAAGAACTACTTGGCCATTATATATCTTCTTTTATGGACAACGCCCTGCAGCTAAAAATGTTTCTTAATGAAGAAGTTGAGCGTTTGAAAAGAAAACTCAAAGAAGCACGAAGTGTTGAAGAGATTAAGGGCGATAAAAATATGCTTGATAAAACAAATCAAGTCATTGAGAGGTTAGATTCTTATTCCAACGAAACAATTAGTGAAGAAGTTCTAATGACAGTTATGAGAACACAAGCACTTGTAAAGGAAATTTATAACGATGGCAGTAACGGTTAAAATTGGTGACGCGGCCAACGCCCCGTCTGTTACTTTAGAATTAGACATTCGTAAAAGCATGAATGGCGATCTTATGATTTTTGATCACGGAGACATTGATATTGTCTTGTCGGCGTCCAAGAACAAAGTGTATGCTTTCCCCAAGGAAACAATTACCGATCTGGTATACGGCGCGCAAAACAGACTTTTTACCTTTCTGAAAAAGAAAGGACTAGTGATCCCAGAGTCAATTCAGGCGGGTTCGTTTTATGGCTCGATGGAAGCAATAATGGAAAACCCATATTCTGATAAATTAAACACTTCAAAAATGACACTTATTAACGTTTCCCGGTTTATTGATGAGGAGAGACCATACTTCGAATCAACGGAAGCTATTATATCAATGACGGATGATGAACTTGCGCACCCAGACAAGACGGACTCCACTGAACTTGGTGAAGTTCCGCAAGCAGTCGAGAAAGGTTCTATTCGCAAAGGCTGGGTGAGAGATCCCTATTCGCTTTTTTACTTGTATACGATTTAGGATATAGGATGATGACGCAGATGAAACTAATATTAGAGAGATGGGAAAATTTTATAGTAGAAGGATTTGACGCATGCGATACTTCCTTCAATGTGGGAGATTTTAAATTAGCAGTTGACATCAGCAAGTATTTGGGAGATCAAGAAAAACTAAACCAACGCGAGAAAGAGATTGCTCAAGATGGCCATTGGCGAAATTACCTTGCCAAAGCAAAGAAAATAGCTATTCCTTTAGCCAAGTTAGGCGTGGCTGGTGTTGGTGTGGCAGCCTCTGCACCGGTGGCAATAGCCGGCACAGGAGCCGCCATGGCCGCCGGCGCAGTTGGAGCCGGCATTCAGGTGGCCAAAGGAGGAGAAGCCGCCAAAGCTTTGGGACGTATTTTTATGTTAGGAAGCGCGAACGAAAACAATAACACCTATCAACAGTTTTTAGAAACGTTTTGTGTGGATCAACAAACCCTAGATCTAATCGAAGATAAGTTTCAAAAAGCTTATATTCAAGAAAGCGACGTGGTAGACGAATTAAAAACCTATTTCGATAGCGCCAATGATGAAGCACCACTCCCGGATATCACTAACCATTTGGTAGATTGGCTCAACAACCAGTCCGCGTACGCTAAAACTGATGATACTAAATTGGTGGCAACTTAAATGGAACTATTAACTTTTATATTAGCAGCGTACGGCCTCACTCAAATTCTTGTTTATGGTAAGATTTTTAATAGGGTGCGACCCAAAAAGGGAAGATTAAAACATATGGCAACGTGCCCCATGTGCATGGGTTTTCATGCCGGGTGGTTTTTGATGCTACTTTCTCCATTTACAGAACTATTTAATTTTGATGTGACTATTGCTAATTTTTTTGTTTTAGGGTGGTTGTCTTCGGGCACATCATATATTCTAAATATGATCTTTGGCGATAGTGGTTTACAAATAGGAGTTGAACATGGAACAGAGCATTTGGACAATCAAGTGGATGCTTCAACCGGTCCGTAATTGCAAGAAAGGTTGTATACGCATGCGGGTGGTGCCCGCATTTTTAAAGGGATAAACAATGGGAAAAGTACTTTTACGAGAATATTACGAACTATGCGAAGGCGGTGTATGCCAAGATCTTTTAACTGAAGACGAGAAAAGATATGTGGCAGGCGGCGGTATGATTTTGTCCGGCATCATGCAGAAGGCTGATACCGTTAACGGCAATGGCCGCATTTACCCCCACAAAGTTCTTATGAAAGAGGTGGAGAACTATGGCAAGCTCGTAAAAGACCGCCGTGCCCTAGGCGAACTGGACCATCCGGAAGATTCGGTTATCAATTTGAAGAATGCATCTCATTTGGTGACGGAGATTTGGTGGCGTGACACTGATGTAATGGGCAAAGTTAAAGTATTGGACACTCCGTCCGGCAAA